GTACCAAGTCGTTGATAACGAGCTGGCTTACGTTGAAGTCTCCCGACCGTGGCAGAGCTTTTAATGACTCACCCTGCGGCCCACCGTTACGTGCAACCGGGATAATCGCACCCGGAACAATACGAATGGTATTGGGGTTGAGAACGCCGTCATCGGCTGCGGTATAGACACCGGCAATGGCTAGAGATGCGTTTTTAAGAAGCAGCTCTTTGGTTTTGTTGAGCGTCTTGATGTCTGGCAGGGCAGTTAGTAACGGGCCACGTCCATATATCTCACCGGCCACCTTCATGTATCTGGCCACAATCCAAGGGCTAGTCTTAATCTTACGATAGACAATCTCCTGCTTGGACTCCTTGTGGATAACATAATACCCAAAGTCGCCACGCTTAACGTCGATAATCGTTGCCTCAATAAACTCAACTTCTTCAGTAGGCTTATCCTGAACCAAGCGTGCAAGCTGGCTGTTCTCTGGTATGACCGCATCTTTCCATTGGTTCACAATGGACTCGGCCTTAATTCTCATGCGCCGGTACACATTGTCTACCTGACCATTGGCGCCTTCCTCAAAAGCTACAAGGTATTGCGGAACGGGAACAAAGTTTACCGGGGCTACGTCATCTCCCGGCTGAACCATCATAACGGCTGTGCCAACAGATAGATCTAGCAGGAACTCGCCAATAGCAATGTCGAAGTTGGATTGCTTGAGTACGGCAAACATCTTCTCGTTGTAGACATCCAGCGCAGACTGGGCTTCTGCACGGCGCTCGTCAGGAATGTCCGGCCCCGGCTCTAGCTTGCACCACTTACGCTGAGGCGGGAAAATGCCAGACTGAAGGCGGTTGGCAAAACGCTGGGTCGAGCTGATAGCCGTGGAATCAAACACACGGCCCATCTTTTTAGCGCCGCCTACCTTGCCTTCCCAGTATCCGTCGTACAGGTTACGCTGTGGCAGGGCAAACTCATAGGCATCTTCATAAAGACTTCTAAAGTCATCCTTCTTACGAAGCGCAACGTCGTGTCGTTTTAATACTTCCTCAGCCTTTAGTCGTGCCATGTTCAATCCTTTTTGTGACGCATCGCAAAATTGCGTGCAGCTTCTTTGCTTCCAAAGCCCCATGCTTTTAGGGCTAGCTTGAGCCTAGTCGGTCTACCCTTGCTATCCGTAAGTGGCCCAGCCATACCGCCAAATCTTGCGGCAAAGCTAACCCGCCTTGGGTTTGTGCCAGACTTTACGGGTGATTGTAGGTTGCCGCCTTCTTTGCGCTCAAAGTGTTTTCTTCCGGCCTCGTTAAGACCGCCTTCTGGATTTTGATATTTTTTCTGTACCATTATTCGTACCACTCAATTCGCATATTGGCTGGATGAGCCTGAGAGTTGACGTTAGTAAATCTGAACAAGTAAGTCGTCAAAGGCTTGAGCACATACTCAAACGTAAAGCCAAGCTGACCGCCACCTTTGTTCCCAGCTGGGACAAACTCTGCATATATCTCGGTTCCAGTATTGCTAACCGTTGGGTCTAGTACAGCCGCACCAGAGCTTGTTGTGACTAGGTTTCGGTTACGACGGTAAATCGTCATGGCCGTACCGCCGCTAGTTGTGGGCGACTCGTACATAAAGAACTCAGCTTCTCCCGGGCTTTCGTAAGAGAACACGGCATGAGGAAATATCCCGGCTGGCCAAGCAATTGCAATGTTGATGCTAGACCCAGCCCCAAGACCTGCCGAGTACGGGTATAGCTTATACACGTAATATGCACGCCCCTCGTGTAGACGGAGATGGTTTACGTCTACCGTAGGCAACGGGTCGGACGAACCAACTACTCTTTGGCCTTCGTCTTTGTCCATGTACGTCGGAGTCACATGACGTGACTTCGTGTTCATCGACTCCCTGTTGACGTACTGAGTTGCCATTACTTCTTATTCTTCATTGCGGTTTTAGCCGCTTTCTTAAATGCTGCATCGGTAGGTGCTCCGGGAGAGCCGGGTTTACGCATCTTCTCGCCGGAGCCTTCAGCTATGCGCTCACGCTTTTTGTGGATGTTAGCGTAGAGTCCCGGTTTCATTTGTACCCCGCTGCCTTTCGGCCTTCGCTCATGGCAATAGCTTTAGCCTGTTGCTCGCTTTTGACCTTTTGGCCAGAGCCAGACTTCAACTTGCCTTTGGAGTATTCACGCATAACCATTGCAACTTTCTTTTGCATCTTGTCTTTATCTGGCATGGTCGCTCCTTAGACTGATGGGCCTGAGCCTAATGTTTGACCGGCCATTCCAGACTCAGGTGACAATCTTGCCTCGGATAACAAGGCTCTACCGCCACGGCGAGCACGGCGACGAGCAGCACGTTCTTCATTAACAACAGAGGCAACTGGTTTTATTTCTGTTTGTGCTTTTACTTCGGCAAATTTTTCTTTTACCTCGGGTTTTTGAATAAGTCTGGTTATTGCGCCCATAATTAAGCAGTCCTTTCTGCGCTTGATGCGCCCAATGTTTGAATACCAGTCTCAGGGGCAACACGTGCCTCTGATAGCAACATACGTGAACCGCCACGCATCCGTGACCTGCGACGTGCGGCTTCGGTTTCCATCATGTCTCGCTTTTCTTCCTCAGCTCGCTGACGCTCCATTGCGGTCTGCTTGCGGGTTTCCTCAAGCTGGCGTTCAGCTCCGCTGGTATCTGGCTTTTTAAATAGTCCACTCATCTCTAATCCTTGCCATCATGTATGAATCCGAACCGTCCGGCAAAAACTTCCGCATTAGACCTTCTTCCTCAAAACCTAACGCTTTAGCCCACCGATACGCCCTAATGTCATCAGATTTTACTGTGATTTGTAACCGGTGCAATACTTCTGATCTCTCAGCGATATACAGAAACTGTCGTGCTATGTGAGTCATTGACTTTGGATAGCGTCGCATCCTGTCATCGAACATAGACCAAAACTCAGCCATGCCACTCCAATAGTGTATAAACCCAAACACGGCTAGTGGTGAATTATTGACCACCGCTGTTATGGCTGGCCCAAGTGCTGCTTGGCAGTTCATGTGCTCGGCGGCGGATTGGCCTGAACCTAGAACCTCTGGGTTGGATACCTGAATCTCCATCGCATGAAGCGGGGAGTATGGCATCAGCAAAATCCCGTTTCTGTTCTTTATTTCCGAGTTTAGGCTAAGAATGTCCAAAGACATCGAATTCTGTATTGACTACGGTTTGTGCGGTAAATGTACGTGACTGGCCAGAGTTTGATTTGGTCATCCTTTTGTGCTCCCCGCCACCAAGCAGTAGGTAGCCAAAGGCGTCGCCAACGTGAGAGTGTTCGTTCTTGTTTGGCGTATCTCTGAATCTTTCTTGTCCTGCTCCAACGGCTATCCGCTTAAAGTGGTAGCCACCAGCCAAAGACTTCCGAAGTAGCTTACAGTTCCTATTGACTAGCAGCCCGGGCTTGCCAGCTACAAGCCGCTGCATCGGGGCGGCAGACGCTTCTCGTCTAACCTTGAAGTCGTTACTTGGCGTAGGCTGAGCACGAAGCCCCAAGGTTCTCAGATAGTCAAAGGCGGTTACTTCATATATGGCGTCCCTAGCCATACCAGCCGGGTCGCCCCAGACCATCACTTCGGCTTTTGGATAACGGGCATTGAGCTCAGCCAATAGCTGCTGACCAAATCGCTCAAGCCCCATATCAAAGGTGACAATCTCATGGAGTACGTGCCACGTACCACTTTGCGTACGTTGTCCGATAACGGCAGCAGGCGTCAAACCAAAGTCTAGCCCTACTTGGATTGGAATGGTTGGGTCGTGCTCCAAGTCAGATGTCATTAGTAGGTCATCGTACTCTGGCCAGACTGGTCTACCCTCTTGAACGTAGGTGTACTTGCCCTCGGCGTAACACCGAATCCAGTCTAGGTTCTTACCTAATAGCATCTGTTGGTAGTAGCCAGCCGGTAGGTTACGTACGTTTTCGGCTTTGGTGTTTAGCTTCCACCAGCGTCCGGCAGAAAACAAATGGTCATTGGCTTCTGGGTTATCTGGTAGGTCTTTAGGGTCTACTTCGACTACACCGCCGGGTTGCTTATAAAACTTCCAAGCGTACGCTCCGGTCATCTTTTCTTTCTCGGATAGCCTATGCCACCAATGGTCATCGTCCATTGGGTTTGTATCCATCCAGATACCGTGCCAGCTAGCGCCACCATCCCTTTTTGTTGGGTATCGACCGACCCGGTGGGTGAGGCCATCGATAACTGCTTTTGGCAGCTCTCGGGCCTCGTTGACCCAAGCGCCGGTAAGCTCTAAGGACAACAACTTTCGCACGTCTTTGGGTTGGTCAAGTGCTAGAAATATAACTTCGCAGTCAATACCCGCCGCATCGCCCCGGGAAGGCAAGCGGATATGGTGGGTAATCGGTGGAGTATAGAGCATTGGCCCAAAGGTGTTCTCTGGGAATAAGTCTTGCCACGTCTTGATTGTGGTCGTTTTGAGTTCTGGGTAAGAGTTTCGTACAATAACCCAACGGCTATATCGGATGCCATCGATAGGGGAAGGCTTTTGCCTAACGGCACGCAACATTATCTCAGCAGCGCACGCATAGCTCTTGCCAGAGCCAACCGGCCCCATCAATCCACGTACAAAAGCATTGCTTTGCAGGAAGTTGTAGACGACTGGGCTGGTAGAGAAGTCTAGGTCTAGCCCAGCTCCGTTAAGCGCCTTCTGGCTGCGCTCTTTCTGGTTGCTCAATTGGTTCCTCAGTTACGTCTATCATGTCTGGGGCCTTAACGTTAATGCCAATAACGCTTGGCCTGTCAGACTCGGATTGTTCTGGCTCTAGCATCCCGGCAGCTTTGGCCAGTAATCGCAGCACGCCCACCTTGTCGTAGAGCTCAATATCCAATACCGAGTTGCCATCCTTATCGGTTTTAACCGAAACCTTTTTAATGGCGTTTAGGGCGTGCTCGGGTATCTTAGACGAAGCCTTTACCCGTACGTTGCCAGCTTCGTCCCATTCCATGATGTCCGTAATCTTGGTGTTGGCCATTGACAAAAGCGAGTAGGCAATAGCTTCCTGGTTGGCGTACAGGGTATTGGAGCGAGTAAGCCTTTTTTGTACGGAACGTACCCCACCCCAGTTCTTGAGGTTGGGCATTTGTGTCTGCCCTTTGGCGGCGGTCATTAGAACGGTACGTCTGAGTCTACGTCGTCAAACCCGGATGGTTGTGCTTTTTGTTTGGCAGGAAATGGCTTGTGTGCGGCTGAGTATTCCCCAGCTTTGTTCGCCACGGGCTTGCCAATCTTCATCTTGAAGTATGGCTGGCCATCCTTGGTATTAGCGTTGTAGATGTCTACGTAGTGCTCGTTACCGTCTGGCAGCACGACCTTGCCCTTAAAATCTCCGTGCCAGTCTTCCGTCTTTTTGTCGTTCTTAAACACCGAGCCATAACCCGGCTTAGGTACGTACTTATCCATGTTCACCCCTTATGGTTGTAGTTTTGATTCTTTAACAGCTTGCAGGTACTCGTCAGCCTGCATCATCTTCACCTTCTGTGAGGCTAGAGCCTCGGCTACTTGTTCCGTGGTAAACCCACGTCTGAGTAGCTGTAACACAAAGCCATGCAACAAATCCTCTACTGTCATTTTCCCCCCGTTTAAGGTGTTGGCTCCCAAGCACCCCAATTCCTAGGATTGATTCTAGGTACTGTCCTAGAATCTATTGGGCTACTTTCCCGGTGAGAGCCAACGGTTAAAAGTATATCACCATGAAATAGACTTGCAAGTAGGGTAGAAAAGGTTTAATCTGTTTTCACGGGGCCATTAACCCAGCCCTCGGGAATGTTGTGGGTGACAGACCCGGATAAACGTGGCTAATCAGGTGGTACTTCTTTCTCGACGCAGGTGGATGCCGGAACGCTAGAGAATCGGGGCCAGACGCTTGAACGTAACAGTAGCCTAGATAAACGAGAACCCACAAGCCATAAGGCTTTCTACCTGTTTCTACACGGGTGAGGTGTTCTATCGTCAGATGGTTATACCGCTAGTAGGAAAATCTCAGCAAAAATTTGTGTGTAGCCCCCACGCAGTATGACGCATGGGCGGGGGGCAAGGGGTGGGTTCCCCCCGTGGCGACATATAAAGTACACCCCCCCACTCGCTAACGCTCGGTTGCCCTTGTATAGCACGGCCCCTATAGGGCTTGTAGATAAGCCCTCACGGCCTTTGTGTAGCTCGACGGGCGCAGGGTTCGCACGAACGCAGAGAATGTATCGGCATGGGTCGCCCAATCAATCGAGGCGATGAGCTGGTCGCCGAGTAGGTCGGCCTCGCTCTTGCGCAGCTCTACCCCCATCTCCTGAGAGTACGCCTCAAACGGTTCCCGTGTAGTTATATCAACCGTTTTCTCTTGATTCGTTTCCTCTATCGGCTTGCTTTTATCGATAGCTTTCCTCTTTCCTCTTGCCATATCTAGGTTCCTCTTATGTTCAATAGCTGGCGGGATGTCATCCGAGCTAGCGAGCGCCAGCGCCTCGCTTGCCGTTATCGCTTGGTCATATATGATTCGGTTCGTATCGCCTCGCTGTCCCCATATCCCGCCCGATACTCGCTCGACATATCCCTTTTCCCTGAGCTTCTTAATATGCAAGCTGGCCGCTTGCTTAGTTATCCCCAGCTTTGCGCCGATAGCTTGCTGTCCCGCCCATAAGAATCCCCCACGGTTCGCAAAGCTCGACAAGGCCGCTAGAACCCTGAATTGTCGATTAGTCAGTCTCTCATCCCCGATAGCTCTCGACGGAACCACGGCGAACCGGCTGGGCGGCGGCGGTTCCCTGAGCTTTAACTTGGGCTTCTTGGGTAGATTAAATCCCGACATATCTAGTCAAGATACGGGTTTTCCCTAGGTGTATCAAGTTGAACCCTTTACGATTGTTATGTATCTTACGGATTCCTAATCACTATAAAGGGGTTCACTATGCTAGATATTCTCGCTCTACTCGCTGGGTTAGCCGCCGTCGTTCTCATCATGCGGCCATGGTCAATCAAATAAGGGGTTAAAAATGGATAAAACTTGCAACGGTTGGACTAACTACGCTACTTGGCGGGTTAACCTTGAATTTTTCGACGACGGAGCCAGCGAATACTATAAAACGGCTCAAGAATGTAGGGATTATGTCGAGTCAGTAGTTGAGGAACAAGCCGAGGGAATTGCATTAGATTATGCGCTGGCGTTTTTGTCCTATGTAAATTGGAACGAAATTGCTAGCCATATCGAACAAGAGGAAAGAGCTTAAAATCTCCGGCCTTTTATCCCTTGCTTGCAGGGGATAACGGGGCGGGGGTTTCCCGTCATTCCAACTATAAAAGGGGTTTTACTATGAATCAGGAAACAAAGAAACAACAGCCAAAACAAGAACAACCAAAACAAACGCCACAAGAAAGAAAAGCGGCATTGAGCAAGGCATTGGAAAACAAAATAGCCCAGCGTTTCGGCTCCAAAATGCTCGATAAAATAATCATCATTTAAGGGGTTAAATAATGAGAGTTTTACTTTATGTCGAATGTGAATCGCTGGAAGACCTAGACGAAACGCTGGGACATGGCGTAGATTCAGGCAGGATTGAAAAATACGCCGCCCTGACAATAGACGGCTCTCCAATTGCCTACGAGATTGGGCAAGACTCGGCT